GCGCATGTTTACTTTTTCTTGTGTACAACGCATCCTGAAAATCTATTGCCCACAATTAAAAACAGATGTACTAGATTCGAGGTGAATAGTTTAAAGGAAAAAGAATTAAAGCATTTAATTAAAAAGGTTATGAGAGCGGAGAAAAAAACCATCGCTGACGGGGTGCTTGCTAAAGTGATTGAAGAGAGTTTGGGTTCTGCCCGCTCCGCTCTTGTTTATTTAGAAAAGGTTATTGATATAGAGGATGAAGCTTTAGCATTGGAAGCTTTATCGGTATCAGAAACTTTACAAGCGCAAGTTATAGATTTGTGCAGAGCGTTGTTAACCGCTAAACGATGGAATAGCATTACAGAGATTCTGGCTGGGATAAAGGAGGAGCCAGAATCGGTCAGGCGTGCGGTGCTTGGTTATTGTAATGCGATACTTATGAAAAAGAAGGATGCAAACGCATATCTAATCGCCACTAGTTTTGCGGATAACTTTTTCAGTAGCGGTAAAACGGGTTTAACTTTAGCTTGCTATGATGTTATGGAAGGGAGAGAATGATGAACTATGAAAAGGATATAGGCATAGATGAAAACGCTTTAGATGTGGAGTTTGTTCGACATCCTTTGAAATTCCTAAAATATGCCGAGCATTTAGCACATACTGAAAAAGTTACAAAACGAGCGCATGAGAATTTAAAAACTATCAAGGCAAAGCTATCTAATCAAGCTTTAAGCGACCCCACTTTATGCGCTGGTGGCAAAGCTACGGCGGTCGCCATTGAAGCTTATTACAGGACAAATGAAAAATATCTGGAGGCTAAAGAATCGTGGGTTGAAACTGAATATGAAAAGGATATGGCTTTAAACGCTGTACAAGCTATGAACGCCAAGAAGACTTCGCTAGAAAATTTAGTTAGGCTTCATGGGCAACAATACTTTGCGGGGCCGTCTGTACCAAGAGATTTAGCGCAAGAGATGGAGCAAAGGACTTCTGTAGTAAACACTAGACGGAAGAGGGCGAAGTGATGGAATGGGTGCATATTGTGCTTTTGGTTATTGCGTTACCAGTGTATGCTTATATAGTCAGCAGGCTGGTTACTCATGCATATTTCAAATCGTACTATACAACTTTTAAATTTTATCAAGACAAGGAGAATAAGTAATGGCTAAGAAAAGAGGAAGCAAGTACAAAATCAATAGAGAGCGTAATCGAGAGGAAGCTCGAAAGCGTCAAGGCGGTGGAGGCACAGGAACACTTAAACTCCCAGAGGGAGCAAAGTTTTTCAATTTGAAAGAGGCGGTGGACGCACACAATATCGTAGAGATTGATATCATCCCATTCCCTATCAATGAAACTGAAATTGTGGCGACGAAAACAATTTTTCAACACCGAAATGTTGGCCCCGAGAAAAAGGCATTCTTGTGTCCAAAAACCAAAGCAATGAATGCCAGATGTCCTATCTGTGAACAAGCGGCGATAGATAAAGATGATACAAGCAAAAGCCCCGAAGAGGCGAATGCGCTTAAATATCAGATACGAACTTTATTTAATGTCATTGATTGTAACAACAGGGATGCAGGTATACAAATTTGGGAAGTCTCGAACGGTAATTTTGCCAAGCAACTGGATGCGGAGATTAAAATCAACGAGGAGTTTGAGGATTATGCAGACGTTGAAGACGGTTATACTTTAAAAGTAAGGTTCGCCAACAAGTCATTTTCGGGCACGAAATACCTTGAAGCAGACAGGATTGATTTCATCGAGCGGGATAAACCCTATAGCGATGGTATCACTGACGAGGCATTTAATTTGGATTCTATCCCCGTTGTTTTGTCGTATGACCAATTATCCGCAGTGATGATGGGCATGGATAGCGAAGAGGAGGATGGCGACGATGAAATCCCTTATCATAGTGACAAGGACGAAAAGAAAACCAGTCGCAGGCGTAAAGAGGTAATAGAAGAAGACACAGAAGAGGAGGTGGAAGACAATGATACGGACAGTGACAATCCTTGTCCTGCTGATGGTAACTTTGGCGTTGATATTGACGAGCTAGATGAGTGCGAAGAGTGCGATGTCTGGGATGATTGCGCTAAGGAGAAAAAGCAGTTAAAGAAGAAGAGCAGGAAATAGTTTTGATGCCCCTGTGAGGCGTGGTAGCGTCAGGTTGGGCTGTTAGGTTGAAAGGTATTTGATAGATTGGAGCTTCTTTTGCTGGACTACTACAAGCAAGATAGCGTAACTACCAGTGAAAACTACCGATTAACGGTTGCCGGGTGGATGGAATCCGGACACAGGGGTTTTATTTTTTAGGCAGGGCGGTGTGGTTTTTGGCCTCTCATTTGGCCTTCCTTTTCCCACGCCGACCCTGCCGTTTATAAAGGATAAAATATGGAAAAGAAAATAGTTCCTTTAAAAGAAATTATTAGAATTTATGAAGAAGACAGTTCCTCTTATTTTGTATCACATGATATGTGCTTATATTCACTTGCAAAAGAAATCCAGATACTAAAAGATTATGTAGCTGATCTGCAAATGGATTCAATAATTGGAGGGGATAAGAAGTGAAAAAAGATAAATGGTTTATTAGCTATGGTTTTACTGAAATTACCTCATCAAATAATTATTTATATGGTTCTGTAATAACAGAAATGCACCCAGCAATATGGTTGCATGAAATAAATAGATATGACCCAAAAGAGCCATTAGATTATCACATAGTATATGCCGTAAAAATGACAGATGAAGAGTTTAAGGAATGGGAAGATGCAAAAGAAAACTAGACGCAGACCAAATAAGTTATCGGAGCAGGTTGAAAAAGTATCCTCCTCGCCTGTAGGAAAGACTCCCTCAACTAAAGCATTTTTTCCTACAGGAGCTACGTTGTTAAATTTAGCCTGCTCCGATACTCCTGACGCTGGTTATGGCGCAGGAACAATGGTTAACCTAATCGGTGATAGCAGTAGCGGGAAAACCTTTCTGGCTTTAACTATGCTAGCTGACATGGCGAATGATCCTAAGTTTAAAGATTACAAATTAATCTATGACGATGCGGAAGCAGGGAGCCAGTTTGATGTTGCGGGATTATTCGGTAAGAAGACTGCAGAGAGAATAATCACAGATGGTATTTCCAATACCATTACAGACTTTCAAAATAATGTGTTTCGAGAAGTAAAAGGGGAAAAGCCTTTTGTGTATGTGCTGGATTCATTCGACGGTTTAACAACGGACGAGGAGCTAGAAAAAGCAGAGCTAAAGTTGTCCGGCAAAAAGGTAACGGGTACCTTCGGGATGCACAAAGCCAAAGGGGCGCATCAGCTTATGCGAATGATAGTAAGCCAGCTAAAAGATACTAAAAGCTTATTGCTAATCATATCGCAAATTAAAGATGATATATCAATTAGCTTTGCAACTAAAACCAGAACAGGTGGGCACGCTTTAGACTTTTATGCTAGCCATATTTTGTGGACAGTTAAAACTAAAAACCACAAAAAGAAGGAAAGGATAATCGGTATTAATAGTAAAGCGAAGGTATCCAAAAACAGAATAACAGGCAAAGTTAGGGAAGCTAATTATCCTATTTATTACAGTTATGGTGTGGACAACCTCGGATCCATGATTGACTTTTTGTTAGACGAAGGTATATTGGAAAAGAAAGGGCAAAAAATAAGTGCTCCTTTTTTAGCAGAGCCTTATAGCAGAACAAAGCTTATCGAACTAGTTGAAAGCGATTCAGCTTTGGAAAAAGAATTGATCTGCCTTGTACGTGATATATGGAATAAAATAGAGGACGATTTAAAGCTTGACAGGAAACCAAAATATGAATAAACCAGTACAGCTAGCTAGTAAAAACACCTGTTACTTTAGGGCACGATATTGTTTTGCATTAGCAGTTGATCTGCCCTTGGGTAGCAGAGAAAGGAGAGATTTGTGTTCATTGTTCGAGGAGTTTTTAGAATTAGAAGAGAGGGACTTCGCCCCCATTCGCTGTGATGAATGTAAGAGAAAGTGGCCTAAAGGTGTCTTGATAGGTGGAAAATGATATTGCTTGAAATATATCTAATTGGTGTTATTTTTTATTTATTGATGGGATGGACTGATGATGACCCTAGATGGGAGAAGTATTTTAGACAGGGATATGAGGTCTATTGGTTTAAATATGATACTGATTGGCTTAAACTTTTAGTACGTCTTGTTGTATCCTTTTTCTGGCCCTTTGCGTTTGTTATAGACTTAGTAATATTTTGTGCAAGGATAAAATTGTGGTGATGAATAAATCTATATTC